GAAAAAGACAGAAAAAGACGTGGAAACTCAATAGTGACAATGTATCTGATCAATAAGACACCGGTTTAATTTGTTGCAACTGTTGCAGCTTTAAAAAACTAAGTTGCAACATCTCAAGCCTTACAGCATCAAGCCTTACAGCCATTTGTTGCAACTTACACCCTATTTTTATTAATTAACAGTAATACACACACACACACATGCACACACACACACACACACACATTATATGTTTGAGGCACTTTTTTCGACCAAGTTGCAACAAATCGCTAAAACGATTGATCATCTAAGGATGCAGCCGATTTTTGATTACTTTTTTTGTTGCAAGCTGCAACAAGCCTGCAACAAATTTAAAACTCAATTTCACCCCAATGACACCACCAACATTCACCATGATTGCAGTAATAACAATAGTCACAGCCCTTGCATGGGCCTACATAATAGACAAACATCATAATGATAATGATGGAAGGTAACATGACAACCGAGCAAAAAATAAGGAAGGCCATGAATGATCTGGCACCTGATGAGTCCAAGATCATAGATGGCTGCACTACCTACCACAGCACCACCAGGACACATGACAGCTACAAAGAGCAGCTCAATCATGCCAGGTCAGGATCATCAGTAGAGCACACCTACCTTATCAGGTGCCTGGATTGGATCAGGGTGCTCAAAAAAAATAACATCAAATTGCATAACACAATCAAATAATGATTAATTTTGCCAAAATGGAACAGGTTAAATCTACAAGAGGCGGTGCCAGGATAGGGGCAGGGAGGAAGTCCAAGTATGGTGAGCCCACTGTCAATATCACTTTGCGGGTGCCCATATCCCACAAGGACTTAATCTATAAGATGGTCAGTGACTATCTTGCATCAATAGCATTCCAAAACAAAACACACATACAAGAACACTATGGCTGCTAACACAACACACCAAAGGGTCAGTGACTTTATCTATTCTCAGATATTGTTGGGCCGACAATTCAACATTGATCTGATGCTCGAAATCCAAAAGATGGAGCAACAGATGATCACCACTGCTTTCTCAGATGGCATGGTTTACGAATCATTAAACAGGCCGGTAAAAGACCACACTGATCAGGCAATGGAGTATTACATTCAAACTTATGAGGGCTATGATGACTAAAAGACTAAGAGCCGGGGTGATGGTCCTGGCAGAGATACATGGTCAGAACTTTTATTTTGGCTACCTCACCCATCCGGGCCTTGAATACGAAATTGCCATTGCCTTTGATGCTCATCAGCTTGATACCTTCACCACCACAAACAAAGTGATGATTGACCCTGATGATGATATGTACCGATTCGGGCTGTTGCTTCAACAAGAGGATTCACAGGACAATGATGTGTTCACTGCAAAGGTGCACATTGACCATAAGTTTAAAAACCTTGCCATCTATTCGAGCCAATATGAAGAGCTGATCAAGAAAGGCTTTGAGGTGAACTCAGTGCAGGAGGCTGCGATAATTGAAAAAATATCTTTAAATTTGTGATATGCCATTATTCCAAGGAGACTCACAGCAGATCATTCAAATGAATATTCGCAAACTCATTAATGAGGGATATTCACAGGAACAGGCCATTGCCATTGCATATGCAGAGGCCGATAAGTACCGTAAATCAAGGGCAAAATAAACAGCGACAAAACAGCGATGCCAAAGCCAGAGAATATTATACCACATAAGTTCAAGAAAGGCCAAAGCGGCAATCCTAATGGGCGGCCACCAAAGCTGCCAGACTTGCACATCTTACTTGCCAATGTGCTTGGCAAGGAGAATAAGGATGGGCTAACTGCTGCTGAAGAGATACTGTTGGCACTGCATGCCAAGGCCAAGAAGGGTGACACCAGGGCAGCGGAGCTCCTGCTTGACAGAGGCTACGGCAAGCCGAAGCAGACAGTGGACCAGAACCTTAAGACCACTGAGCCATTGGTGATCATCAAAACAAAGGAGCCAGATGCTTAAGCTGTTTGCCATTAGTGTACTGTTTGCCTCCATCCTGTTGGGGATTGGTTTATTAGTGTATCTGATCTTCAAGTACATGATTGACTGCATGCCTGATTATGATGATGAGGAGGATTAATGCAGTACGAATTAACGGCAAGGCAGTCCACTGCATTTGATGCAGCCACATCAGGACAATTCAGAGTGATAGTATTTGGAGGGGCAATCCGAGGTGGCAAAACATATTGGTTGCTGCTAACCTTGACATCCTTATGCTTAGAATATCCCAGATCAAGATGGGTGATCATTCGAAAGAGCTTGCCCGATCTTAAACGCACTACATTCCCATCCTTTGCTTCAATCCTATCCGATGGCATATCTGATTATGTGTTGTCATGGAACAGAGACACACAGGTGGTGCAGTTTATCAATGGCAGTGAGCTGATGTTTATGGCCGAGAGTTACGATGAGGATAAGGACCTAAACAGGTTCAAAGGGCTTGAGGTAAACGGTGCCGGACTCGATGAGGTTAATGAGCTGCAGGAGCAAACCTTTTACAAGGTCCAGGAAAGAATTGGATCCTGGAATAAGGCCGAGGGCAGGCCACCCATTGTGTGCCTGGCCACCTGCAACCCTGCCAACAATTGGGTGAAGTCAATCATTTACGAAAGATACAAGGAGGGCACACTGCCATCCAAGTGGACATTCATCCCATCCAAGATCACTGACAATCCACACATCCCTGCTGAATACCTTGAGAGCCTAAAGGAACTGCCTCCGGTGCAGTATGCCAGGTTCGTGGAGGGTGATTGGGATGTTATGGATGATGTGGCCAATCCATTCCTGTATGAGTGGAAGGATGAGCAGCACATTGATGATAGTGTGCAGCTCAACAGCAACCTGCCTGTGTACGTATCTGTTGACTTCAACATTAACCCATTGTGTGCCCTGGTGATTCAGCACCATGGCAGGGGTGCGGTGGTGGTGGATGAGATCAAGATTGAGAAAGGAAGCATTGAGGCGTTCTGTGATGCAGTGCTTGCACTTGGCATCCCTATGGGCCTGATCAGGATTACAGGGGATGCAATGGGCAAAGGTGGCACAGTGCAGCAGCGTGACAACAGCAGTGCCTACACCATGATCAAGCGGAGGCTGCAATTATCAGACAGCCAATTCTTGATACCTGCCAATCCCACTCACTACAACAGCCGTATTGATTGCAACGCTGCATTGAGGCGGTTGGACATCAAGGTAAACAGCAAGCGGTGCAAGGGCTTTGTGTTCGATGCCAAGCAGGTGCAGTGTGATGCCAATGGCAGCATCATCAAAAGCAATCGTAAAAACTTAACTGAACGTGCTGACTTTTTAGATTGTTTTCGTTACTTTGTAAACGCAATACTTAAACGATACTTATGAGCGTATGCAGTCCATGCTTTGATTCTGGGATCATTGTTGATCAGTGTGCCAGTGGCATCACCTTTGGTGTGGTGACACCAGAGACAGGTTACAATGTAAACATTAAGCACAATGCCACAGGTCGCATCCAATCCTTTTATGCAGAGTCAGATGTTGATGGTATGATCACCATTAGTGAAATAAAGATTGATCCACTGCAAGGGTACACCATCAGCTTGATGTCATGTGACAGCTTCACCATCTGTGAGCAGGAATACACCTGCATAAGCTTTAGCGTGGTGAACAGCAATATTGATCCAGGTGATACTGGAGTGATAAACTTAATTGATTGTGTATGCTAAAGAAATTAATATCAATTTACAAAGGATGGTGGCTGTGGGCCTTGGATAACAAGGAGAGCAGAGACCTGATGGAGACCAGGATGCCGATGTGCAACCTGTGCCCGAACAAGATCAAGCTCACCAACACCTGTAAGGAGTGTGGGTGCTTCCTGCCTGCCAAAACAAGAGTGAAGGATGAGCAATGCCCGATTGATCTCTGGTGACATGTTACATGGATTCATACTGGTGAAGGCATTGAGATTCGATGATGAGATCAATGAGGTGCTGAACCGGAATCCGCAAGAGATTGACTTCCTCCTTAACACAGATGACATAAGTCATGCCTATCAGCCCGATGATGAAGAGCACAGCACCATTGTGCTCATGAATAATACCGAACTAAAAGTAAAAGACAATCTTGATGAGATCATTAACAAGCTTCGTAAAGCGACTGCAATTAATTGGTTGGTTAATTAAACGCAAAGAGCCCAAGCCACTGCGGCCAATGGTGGAGCTGTTCAAGCATGAGGGCCATACTTACTACCGATTCCCGAAAGAATTGAATCTGCCACTTGAGAGATTCAGCATGTCCATGTCATTGATGGAGCGCATAAGCTCAGGGCTAAGTGGATCAGAGATGGACAGGATATTGAGTGGCATGGAAAGGGCCTTAAGTGCCGGGCTGTCCAATCCAAAGAATGCAGCAGTGGTGGCCACATACATCCATGTGATCAGAGAGAGGCAGGACACTGTGATCCATAGAGATCTGCTGCTCAACCTTGCAGCCACATGGGTGGTGAGGGAGGATGAGGATCCGGGGCAGATTGATCCGGATATCCATCAGCAGAAGCTAACTTTATTTGAGGCGATGTGTAAGGAGGCATCGCATGATTTTTTTACACGCTTGGATATAGATCCACTGATGCCCTTGCTCACTATGTCTCCACAAGACTTTCAGATCTTGTGGGAGTACAACGTGGAGGCACAACGAAAATTGACACAGGCACTAACCCACTTGAATACTCACCTGGACACCGGGCGAAAAAAGTAGCCGATGAGCTACGGCAGCAAGTCATCAATCTTTGCGGTGGTAACATTGTGGAGTTCAAAGAACTGATGAGCTCCGATGTTTCAACTTATTTGCTTAAATTTGAGCTGTTCATAAAGCAGCAGAAAAATGGCAGCAGCAGAAGTTGAGATCATTTATAAAGCCAATGCAGAGGGCCTCAATGCTGCTGTTGGCAAGATTACCCAAACCAATGAAGTATTAGTCAAAGAGGCAGAGGTCACATCTAAGAAGGTGGCCGATGAGTTCAAGAAGATAGGCGGTGCTGCTGCTGCTGCATTTGGAAGCAGCCAGGTAAAGAACGCACTCAAGCAATTGAATGATGAGAGCCTCAAGCTAACTGCCAATTTAAGGAAGCTGCAAGAGGAGCAGGTGGATTTGATTGCATCCGGCAATAGGGTGAGCAAGGCCTTCAAAGATAATGCAGCAGCGCAGGCTGCCATCAAGGGCCAGATTGCTGAGGTCAATGCGCAGCAACGGCAGCTCAATGATACCTACGATAAGACAGAGACAAAACAGAAGTCACTCACCGGGCAGCTCAGACAATTGAAGCAGGAGCTCAGTCAGCTTGAGCAGGCAGGGAAAGAGAACAGCGATGAGTTCGAGAAGCTGACCTTGAAAGCCGCAAAGCTTGAGGATCAGATCGGAGATACCAGGGAAAGAGTGAGGGTGCTTGCCTCCGACACCTTCAAGTTTGATGCAGCGGTGGGAGCAGTGAGCACATTGGCATCAGGCTTTGAGGTGGCACAAGGTGCGGCTGCTTTATTCGGTGGTGAATCAGAGGCACTCAATGAAGTAATTGCCAAAACCACAGCAGTGACAGCCATTGCCAATGGAGTGAGGGAGATTGCAGATACATTGACAGGGCAGAGTGCTGTAAAGCTTGCTGTGCTAAATGCAGCACAAAAAGCTTATAATGTTGTGGTGGGTACATCAACAGGTGTACTGAAAGCATTTAGAGTGGCACTGGCAGCAACAGGTGTAGGTGCATTGGTGGCAGGGCTTGGAGTATTGATTGCATATTTTGATGACATCAAGGATGCGATCAATGGAACATCCAACAGCACCAGAGCCTATGCAAAAGCTATTGAGGAAAGCAGATCCAAAACAGCAGAAGCCATAGTAACTGTTGAGGAGGTAGGCAATGCGTTTGAATTAGCAAAGCAAGGTGTGATATCAAAGGAGGAAGCATTGCTAACATACAATGAGAAGCTTGGCGAATCACTTGGCACTCAGAATAATTTTAACGATGCAGAAAAAAGATTTGTTCAGGCATCTGGTGCTTATGTGAAGGCCGCACAATTAAGAGCAACAGCTCAATCATTAATTGCTGAAGGGGCTGCATTAGCAGCAGAAGCCGCAACAGTAACAGGTGATGAGGCTTTATCCACATTGGAAACAATTGATGTTTATGCCGGAAAAATTGGTAACGCCTTTAATGATATCTTAACTCTTGGGCTTTTGGATTTATCTGAAGGCGAAAAGAAACGAGCAGCAGCGGTAAAGGAGTCAGCAAAAGTTAGGGTATCTGCTGAAAAGCAGGCTGAGGCAGATCGCTTATTCGCAATTGCTGAAGGCATCCAGAAGCAGGTAGAGGAGGAAGAGAAAAAAGCAGGCATAATATCATCAGGCGAAAAGAAGCTCAATGAGGAAAGGGCAGCCAGAAACAAGGCAGCATCAGACAAAGCAACCGAGGCAGCAAAGAAAGCAGCGGAGGATCAAAAGCGAGCAAGGGAGGAACTGGCAGCGGCAGAGCTTGAGGCATTTGTGAATACTCTGGATGAAAGATCAAAGGTGCTAAATGAGGCCAATGATAAGATCATTGAGCTTGAAAATAAATTTAGAGAGGCAAGATTTAAGGCAGGCAGCCAGCAGGAACTTGATGCACAGCAAAGATTGCAGGCAGCGATTATACAAGTGCAAGAAGATGCCACCAAGAAAGTGCAGGAGATTGATAAACAAGCTGCCAAAGATAAATTGGAGAAAGCACTGGAGGCAGCCAAGGCCCAAGCCGATGCCACCACTCAGCAACAAATTGATGCTGCCAATGCACAGCTTGCCTTGGAGCTTGCTGCCATCAATGAGACAGGTGCCGATAAGGCCGAGATTGAAAAGCGTTATGCAGAGATCTTGAAGGGCCTCAATAAGCAGCTCAATGAGGAGATCAAGGAGGAGAATAATAAAAGGATTGAATCAGAGTTCAACACCAGAGAGGCGAACCTTAAGCGGCTTGAGATCATTGAGGGCAGCTCACTTGATCGCAGGATTGCACTGATCGAACTGGAGGCAGAGCGCAGGCGCAAGGCTGCAAAAGATAATATCCAAGATGAGAAAGAAAGAGCAGCACAGATTGAGCTGATCAATGCTGAGACACAAGCGGCCATCAGAGCTGAGAGTGTTAAGAGCACCACAGATACAATTGACAATGCCCTTAAGGTAGCGCAAGAGGTGGGAGATTTATTTAAAGGCTTGGCCGATCTGCAAAAGGCAGCATCAGAGCAGCGCATCACTGAGATACAGGAGGCAAGCCAGGCAGAGCTTGACAATATAAACAAAGGATTGGAAAGCGAGATTGATAAGCAACGTCAACGGGAGGCACTGGAGAAACGCACCAACGCAAAGATTGCTGCCGAGAAATTAAAGCAGGCAAAACTTGACAGAGGCATTGCAATCTTTGATGTGATCATTAAGACAGCTCAGGCAGTCAATACTGCTGTGGCTGCATCACCACTCACCTTTGGTTTGCCTTGGTCAGCCTTTGCCGCTGCCAGTGGTGCCATACAGCTTGCAGCAATCCAGGCACAGCCGCTGCCTAAGTTCAAGAAGGGTGGCCCTGTGGGAGGTCGCAGCCATGAGGCAGGCGGTACAATTATCGAAGCTGAGAAGGGTGAGTTCGTAGTGAATAAGCAATCTGCTACAAGGCACCGGGATGCACTGGATGCGATGAATCGCAGCAGTGATGCATTCAAGAAATACATTGATCAGAGATATGTGCGGCCTGCCTTGCTTGACTTTGCGGCCAAGAAAGACAGAGGTGTGCAGGTTAATGCCACATTGAATGCAAAGGGTGTGGAAAAGAAGCTTGATAAACTTACCAAGGTAGTTAGCAAGCAGAAGACCACCATCAATATTAACGGCACAGATAACAGATACCAATGGCAGTAGAATTAAAGTTTGTTATTGATGGCCTTGATCGTGGCCAGCCATTAAACCCGGAAGAGTTTGCCATCACCATCAATACAGAGGACAGCATCGGAGCAAGGGTGGTATCATTCGGCAATGATCTAATCTTTGGTGGTGATGTGTATGACTACCTGTACACCAAGCTTGAGGTCAATGGATATTGTGAACTTGTGCGGCTAAGTGTGCAGTACAAGTGTGCATCCGGAACGTGGGAGCCATTGGTGGATGGCTACATCATAGTGACTGAGTGCTTATTCTTACTTGATAAATGTGAGGTTAAGACAAAGATGTATGATGAGACATTCAGCACCAAGATCAACAATAATAAGTCCATCCCTTTCTCACTTGATCTTACCACCACCAAGAATGGGCAGGCTATTGTGCCACCTACCTTGAGGCGGCTTGAGATATTCAATCCACCAACAGGAGTGATTGAGGCGCTGTGTGCTTATGGATATCCTGTTTATGATGTGTTTAAGCATCTGATTGGATGCATGTCAGACAATCTTGTGGACTTTGAGTCAGATTATTTTAAGGTTGTAAAGCCTGACTTCAATGTGCCTGCCTACACTGTGGGCAAGAGCCTGCGCACCAGAACCATTCAGCAGATGACAGCAACCTTTGAAAGCCTGTATGCTGCCATGCGTTCCAAGCTAAATCTGGGGATGGGCTTTGAAAAGCAGGCCAACGGCAGGCCACTGCTAAGGATTGAGCCGATTGCATACTTTCAGCAATCCAATCCATCAGCCAATCTGTATGATCAGCCGGGCATTGAGATGAGCTTTGACAGGACTATGCTTTATCAGGCTGTGGACTTTGGCAATGAGGTGGTGCTTGAGGCGCATGAGTGTGATGGTGGCAATACCAATTGCACATTCAATCAGACAGCCTTTAGAGGCTTCCGCAATGAGACCTTTGGATTCACAGGTGAGTGCAATACATCGGCCAAGCTTAACCTTCAGACTCCGGCAATTATATTTGACACCAATGCCATTGAGGATGTGGTGAGGTTTGCGGTGGAAGATTACGACACTGACAACTTTGTGATTCAAACATTCTTTATTGACTTTGGTGTCAATCCTGATTGCTTGGTGTCGCAGCAGTTTGATCCTTATTCAATCGGGCAGTATGTTTACAATGGGAACTTTGCCAATAATGTGGTCAGCTCAAACTGGCTGAGTGGATATCCTAACTCACTTTATTCATTTTTGGAGCAGCCTTGGAATTCAATTGATACCTTCTTCAATTGTGACATGTTTCCACTTAACAGCCCGACTCAGGACTTTGATGTTAATTGGCCGGCTTATGAATCATTCACAGGATGGAACGGTGTCTTTCCGCAATGGAAGGAGATTGCTGATAACGGCAACAATTTCAACCTTACCACCTACACTGTTCCATACACTGGAGTGTACACCTTCAGCATGCAGATTGTTTTAAATTATTCTCCTGCCGTTTGGGATAAGTATGCCTATGCAGTGATTGAACACTTTGATTCTGGTGGTGCTCCAATAGGTACTTATGATGGATCTGTGGTATTTATTCCTGGTAGTGCATTGTCATCAGGTTTCTTGGTGGCATTTGTGCAGGCTCAATTTATCTGCAATCAGGGAGAGCTTGTGCGCACCAATATGTATGCAAGGGCCAATGATAATAATCCCACCACAGTAACCTTAAGGACTACCTTTACAAACTTTGATGGCACCACATTCAACTCATACTTCCAAGGGTTCGGTGAGCCATTAGTCCCTTTAGAACTTGAGGCAGTAAACATCAATGATGTGAAAGCCTACACTTATAAGTTTGATAGGCCACTATCCATGCAAGAGATTAATGCCATCGCATCTGAGCCATCCAAGCCAATACTATTGGGGCGCAAAGATGATCCTGTGGCTACCATACCAACATACATCCAGAATATCAACATTCAATCTGTGATGCGCAAGAATACACAATTTGAATTGAGATCAAATAAACTTCTGCCATGAGCTACACTTCCATTCCTAATCAGCCAATAATATTTAATACCATACTATCTGAGCCATGCCCTAATTGTAATACAGATTACAATCAGTACATTGACTTCAATGATCAACTATTTTTTCAGCTTGAGGCAGGGCAGTGTGGAAACTTGGAATTTGACAGTGAGCTGCTGCAAGGCACATGGACTCAATCGGGCAGCACCATCTCTTCCACCGGTGGCTCAGGTGGGTACATTCAATATTATCGCAGATTCGATGTGGTGCAGAATGTATTGGCCACCATTACAGTGACACAGATCACAGGCACACTTGATGTGGTATTGGTGGGCGGTGGGATCCTGTCCATCAGTGCACCAGGCACACATGAGATATACTTGAGCACAGCCAACAGCTCTGCCAATCTTTTAACCCTGTCATTCTTTGGAGCCTTTACTGGATCATTCGTAATTGATTCAGTGGTACCTGTGCCTAATGGTGGGCTCTTTGTTGGATTGGTTGATCCGGTGACATTGGCTGTGGTGGAAAGATTTGATCCTGTGCTCACCACATCTGATCAATATCTGACTGCTGCCATCAACCTTGCAGATGTTGCTATTGAGCCGGGCTGCTACCGTTTAGCCATTGCCGACTATTGCACCAATACATGTGGGCAGTATTATGTGTACAATCCATACTTCAATGGAGATCCGATGTGCATCGGCTGTGAGCCAATTGGGTGGACTGGTGGAATCGTAAGCGGCAGCAACAATTGGAATATTGGAGGCGGTCAGGCAGATATCACATTCACCACATTGGGAGATGCAGCAACCTTGACATCTGTCACTGAGTTCTGTGAAGATGTGGAGTATTCAGTCACTATCATTGTGAGCTCCATCAGCAATGCTCGCTTTAAGTTTTCGGTGGATGGCCTCGGCTATGGCTCATTCATAACGGCACCAGGCACGTACACCTTTAATGTTACTCCGACTCAATCGGGCCCAATTGGAATAAGTGCTGCTCAGTTTGGTGCCACTGTGCCGGGCGGTATTGAACTGACATACCTCACAGCCAGAGCCTACAAGGAGCATGCAATCTATGATAAGTACACTGATGAGGTGAACATTGGAGATTACTCTGATGATTGCAAGTATTTCAAGATTGAGGGCTGCAATGCTGAGAATCAATTTGGGCTTGCATTTAATGGCACATCATTCTTGCCTGGCATCAGATTGCAGGGCCGTAAGTTTAGGGCTCAGTATGTGGTGGACTCTGACATATTCAGGTATGCATCGGGGCGCACAGTCACACCTTATGCCGATATTGTAAAGAAGTGGACATTCTATTTTGAGCGCATGCCAGAGTATGTGCTTGACTTCTTATCCATTGTTTTCTTTTTCGATAACGTTTACATCAATGGGGATGTGTATGCACCGGCCGAAAATACCTTCCCTGATATTGAGTACAATGATGCAGACAATTTAGGCAGCATCACAATTGATCTGATTAAAAAGAATACACTTGTGCGCAAAACAGTATGTGTGGCAGCCGATGCCAACTGCCTTCCATCAATCTTGGATCTGGACACTGAGCCGTTTATATTGGCGCAGGATGGTGACAGATTATTGACTCAGAATAACATTAATTTGTATCAGCAATAAATTTATTATCTTTGTGAAAGTCATCGCAGCTATGTAGGATTAATCTGCTCGTCCTATTTAATAGAGCCAGAGCCAAATTTTAAATTCTTACAAAAATGGGATGCGTTAGTTATTGCGATTCGTCGCTGCTTGACCACAACCTGATCAACTGTAATGATTATAAGCTTGGCGGTGTTTCTGCAATTCTTGTGGGTGCATGCGGTACTGAATTGGTTGATCCTTCAGATGAGACTGAGGTCAATGCCTTAATATCAGCCGGCACTGCTAAATTGATTCAAGATATCCGCTTTGCTCTTCCTGCCGGATCACCGGTAACAGTTGATTCACCAATCGGATGCGGAACTCCAATCCGTATCAATGAAGATCGTACTGCCACTTTATATGATGCAAACGTGACAGATGAGAATAATGCTTTTTGGAATGATGTAAACAATCGCAGGATAGCCTGGATATTGGCCTATGCTTGCGACTCAGGTAAGGTGATTTACATCAATCCGTCTGTGGGCATTACCACATCTGCCAACTTCATCATACCTGAGCAGAATAATGAGCTTCAGCGTTATGAGGTAACATTCTCTTGGAGGGACAAAAATATTCCTTCACAGTATGATGCGCCTCCAGGTGTATTCTAATGATGGAAACAAGCCAACAAATAAGCCACAGCACTGCCTCTGATACAGGGGTGGTGCTCATGGCATTTGGCAGGCCGCAATATTATTGGGCTGCTTATAACTTAGCCTATTCAATTAAGAGGTTTAATAAGTCCATTCAGATTGCCTGCTTGGTTGAAAGCAAGGAGGATGTGGATAAATACTGTGGTGATCTTCATGAGGTGGTGGATGTGATCCGGCCCATCTTGCAGGAGAACCTTTACACCAACAAAAAGATTGATCCAGGCAAGGCAAAGGTTAATCTATATTATTACCTGCCATTCACACACAACGTATATTTGGATGTGGATGCAGTGGCCTTAAAAGACATTCAGCCAATGATTGATGTGCTGATCCAAAGTGGCAAACCGTATGCAAGCCATTGTGTAGGCTATCACACCATTGATCAGGGGCGCAAGATTGACTCCATGCAGTGGGCATGGGCTGATGACATTTGGAGTCAATATAACTTTGATGAAAAGACTGTACTGCCTGCCATCAATAGCAGCATTCAATATATTAAGAAGTGCAATGAGTCATTGAATCTTTTTAAGGTGGCTCAAGATTACTACCACCATAATCCAATCCCGATTGCCAAACTCCGCACCAAGTGGGGCGGTGGGCAGCCAGATGAGCTATACATGAACTGTGCTTTGGCTAAGTTAGGGATGGATCCTGCCATTGGTGAGGTGGGCCGCAATGACCATGCAGAGATTGGCTTCATCCACTTCACAGATCGCAGGGGGATGAACTATGCACAAGTCACACAATTGTACTACCTTCAATCTTACTATGGTGGGCAAGGCTTCACACCTGCCTTTTACATTGAGTGGCTTGATAGGCTGCTTAAGTCGTGGATGAGGGAGGAAAACAAGATGCACAAATATTTTATCCATCGTATAATCTCAAATAAACATGCAGACCCAAAACGCTAAAAAGAAAGCAGGGAGGCCAAAGAAGGAAGTGGCCACTAAACCGAAGGCTGAAAAAAAGATTGTCACCACTGCCACCTTTAAAGAGGAAGCCAGACACGATTGGAACAGTGAGATTGATGTGTGTCAATTCATTGGCTCATTGATTAAGATGAACGGCTATAAGAACGTGCTTGAGATTGGAGTCTTTGAGGGTGAGACATCGGTTAAGATGATTGAGGCCCTGCCGATCGGTGGCAAGTACACTGGCATTGACATCAATGATTACAGAAAGCTTGACTTCAACAAGGCAGGCAAAGGATGGAACTTTATTTTAGGTGAATCCATCAAGGTGCTTGCCAATATGCCTGAGGATCACTTTGATTTTATCTTTGTCGATGGAGATCATTCATGGGAGAATATCCTCCCAGAGTTCAAAGAGATTGAGAGAGTGATCAAGCCGGGCGGTGTGATAGCCTACCATGACACCATCCACATTGCTGATGTAAAGAAGCTGATTGAATATGCCAATCACTATAAGTACAACACAGTAACATTGAACACATCAGAGGGCAGAGGCCTCTCTTTAATACAGCGTTAATCATGATACCAAACTATTGTAGAAGCAAGAGCTGTGGCTCAAACATCATTGAAAAACCAACTAACAATATTTTAAATGGCACTAAGTATTGAGGAGATTGACAAGATTGTGCGCAAGTTTTCTGCCCTGCACAAAGGGTGGGAGGCTGCATCTGCAAGGACTCCTGTCAATCCAATAACCAAGGAACGCACTGGAGTAAGTCAATATCCTGAGTATTGGCCGGGTTACAACTATGCCGCTAAGATGTATGATAGCATCTTGCCGCACACCCGGCCTGACATTTACCCTGCACACCTATTGAATGTGAGGGCTCCAAACCAAACCGATGCACAGGCTGAATACATAAAGGCTAATTATAAGCCTACCACATTGAGCATATTTGAGGACTTCAAGGCCACCATCAGCCGGGCCTTTGCTGATCAGAATTGGAGCATCAGGTACAATGAGGAGCTTGAGCCAATTTTTGGAGAGGACACATTCCAAAGATTTGTCAATTCAGAGATTGAAAGATTTGGCTCACTTGAAATGTTCATGAAGAGCATGGTGCCTACATTAAAGCTCATTGATCCCAATGGTATTATTGCAATTGAGCCGGAAGATATTGACACCGTAATTGACGAGGAAGGTGAGGAGATAGTATCTAATGAGCTAATCAGGCCAATGCCGGAATACTATTCATGCAAGTCAATTGTGGGGCAGAAGTATGGTGAGTATTACATGGTGATCACTGATGACAGATCAGATGTTAAGGTGGGCAGCAAGATGGAGAAGGCAGGCATTGTGCTTGAGATTTATGATGACATGAATATCTGGAAAATTTACCAGGTAGGCAAGAAGTCAGAGCTTGAGTTCAGTGAGCCTGTGCTTTACTTCAGCCATAACCTTGGATATGTGCCATGCCACAAGCTTGAGGGGATGCCTCAAATGGTGGGCGGTGAGATTGCCTTCCAGAGTCCTTTCATCACAGCAGTGCCATTGCTTGATCAGGTAATTCTTGATGAGTCATACCTTCAGATCAGCAAGGCCACAAGTGCCTTCCCTTTCATGGTGGCATTAGGTGAGATCTGTGAGTTTATGGATCGGGAAGGGAATAAGTGCCAAGATGGGCGCATCTTTGATCCAATCAATGGAGGATATCGGAGCTGCCAGAGCTGTAATGGCTCAGGTGTTAAGAGCAGATTCTCACCAACAGGGATGCTGTTGATCAAGCCTAAGACATCATTGTCAGAAGGAGACAGCAGCCTGTCTGGTGAATACTTGAAGTTTGTGAGTCCACCAATGGACACATTGAACTTTTTGCGCACAGAGATTGAGCAGCAGATGAGCAAGGCAAGGAGAATATTGCACCTGCCTGCATCTGATGAGTCAGGAACCATTGGAGAGGCATCAACTGCCACAGGATCATTGAATAAATTGAGGGCACTGTATGCCTTTATCAAGCCGGTATCTGATCAGATATTTAATCTTTATGAGTTCTGCTTAGTGACAATGGGGCGGATGAGGTATGGTGAATTCTTTGGCGGTGTCAATTTAGTTTATCCGACATCATTCGACATTAGCACACCATCAGACTACCTTGCAATTATTGCTGAAGGTGTAAAGGCAGGGGTGCCTCCATCAATTACATTCTCCAATGTTTACAATTATATCCGGGCTATCCATTACACTGATGAGGAAACATCTGCAATCTATGATCTGATCATTAACACTGATGAGCTGCTGCTGATGAATAGTGCGGATATCGTGGCAAGGATTGCCAATGGTACGGTTGAGAAGTGGCAGGATGTACTCCATCACTCAGCACCACAGCTAATCATGGAGCTTATCAGAAACCACATACCAACAGAGGATGCACAGAGATTTATTGATCTTCCCTTCCAAGATCAGGTGATTGCACTTAGACGTATCGCAGCGGATAAGGTGAGAGAGCAGCTTGATCCAATACAGCAGGCACAGCAAGAGTTATTGAATGGCATCATTTGATCAACTGGTAAAAGAAAAAATAAGACTCTTTGAGGAAGTACCAAAGAGGCTTGAGACTGCTGCCATAAAGACTCAGGCAGAGGCATGGAAGAAGATCCGGCCACTGCTTGATGAGATGGATGTGGATGCATCAGGCAACATTGAACAAACCGAGGGCAACATTGCAAGAATTGGAGAGATAGCAGATGAGCTCAAGAAGGTATTGGCTGGTGGTGAATATCGGGCTGCTGTTAAGGACTTCTTGGATTCCATTGATGCAGGGGTGCAGCTATCCACTGAGATTGCGCAAAAGTTTGAGGCATCCTTTGAGCCAACAGCAGTGCAGAAGCAACTGCTCCAGATATCCAAGCAGAATGCCATCAATACCTTCTTTGGCGCAGGCCTTGATCAGAGATTCACTCAGCCATTCTTAGAGCAGCTCACCACCAACATTGCAGCAAGGGCTCCGCTAAGGGAAGCCGTTAAGACATTGGAGGGATTAGTCGAAGGAACTGACACCACTGATGGCAGGCTGCTTGCTAACATAAAGACCACAGCCACCACTGCTCAGGCGGTGGCAGATCGCAGCTACTCAGCAGCCATTAATGATGAGCTTGGGCTTGAGTGGTTTGAATATCTTGGTGGGGAGATTGATACAACAAGGCCGTTCTGCAAGCACAGAGAAGATAAGATCTTCCACAAGAAAGAGATTGAGGCATGGGGTGATGGCAAGAATAGCGGAGGCATCAATGACATTAAAGATGGCACATGGGCCGGTCGCATAGATGGCACAGATAGTAAATCAATTTTTACATTAGTGGGTGGATGGAATTGCAGGCACTACCTTGTGCCGGTGCCAGATAACAAGGTGCCCGATACCGTTAAGGCAAGGGCAAGGGCTGAGGGGTATATTGATTAAATAAAAAGGGCGGTGGTTAGCCGCCCTGTTGGTTTATAAGCTATTGCAAAAATCAATATATTCGGTTTCTGAAATACGCTCCATTAAAATATTCATTGCTACATCCCAAACCATATTAGCTGCGTCTGAATGGTCTAAGGTTAATTTTTTAATTTCGGTCATTAGCTCGTTAGTAGCTATTACGCTAATTCTTTCGGTTGCGATTTGTGTGAATTGTTCAGTTGTCATGGCGTTTATGTTTCGTTGTTTTGTTTGACAAATGTACAAACATTATTTGAATGTGCAATACCTAATCAAATAAAAGAGCAAAAAAAAATATAAGTAACTGAAAATGTAGGTTATAATTTTACATTGCTTTTGAATTTACAATACATTATCTTTGTGGCATGAGATACCTGATCCTTTCAGATGGCAAGATCATCAAGGCCTCCGATGTGGTGGCTCAATCGCTATTTAAGAAAGGGGCCAGGGAGTTAAAACTGCAACCAATTAACACACCTATAATTTATGGCAATCAAACCGGAGGAAGCACTGGAACTGGTGAACTTCCTAAACCTAAACGAAACAGAAAGCCTCGAGGAGGCAAAGGAGAAATTCCAGGAGAATTGGGTCAATAGCAAGGAGCTAAATGACAAGATTGGCAAGATCAATGGCACCATTGCCCATGTAGCCAAGAGAGCATTTGAGCCCTTTGGAGTGACCCTTACTGAGGATGATTTTAAAGATAAAAAGGCACAGGATGTACTACGGATGGCCTCTGAAAAGGCAAGAGATAATTATGAGAAGATGCAAGAGGAGTGGCAGCAGCGTGCTGATAAGTCAGGCTCTGAGGAGCTTGTGAAGGAGTGGGAGAAAAAATATAAGTCCCTTGAAAAAAAGGTGAATGAAGTGGATGGTGCGAGGCAAGAAGCCATCACCCAATTTGAGCAATTCAAGATCAAGATTGCAGAGGAGCAGAAGCAATCTAAAATAAACCACACATTTGAAAAAGAACTATCCTCAATCAAGCTTGATCCATCAGTTAATGAGTTTACCATTAAGGGATTCAAGGCCACCATTGGTGAGAAGTATGCCATTGACTTAGAAGAGGATGGCAATGTGTATGTGAAGGACCGTAAAAGTGGAGAGCGTTTAAAGTCAAAAGAGAAAGCAGGATCATTCTTGAATTTATCTGATGTGCTCTTGCAAGAGGCCACAGCAGCAGGGATTGTTATGAAGAACCCAACAGCCGGCCAAAGAGTGGTCAGACCTGGCAGCCCTGTGATCCCACAGCTTGAGCCGCAAACAGATAAAAAAATCAGAGGTATTAATCCAAGATTTTTCAGCAAATGACAATCAGGCAAGCATTTAAAATCCTCAAGCAGCACTCCGAATGGAGGACTGGCAAGAGTGGAGAACAGGTGCCTGCCAATGATTTAACCAGGGCACTTGAGATTGTATTGGTATATTTGGATAATAAAATAAATAATAGCCATGCCAATTTATGAAGGTTACAATGTAACGGCCTCAGATCGGGACGGCAAGAAGTACAAGGCCGTTGATGATGATGGCAATGAGATTCACTTTGGAGCTTCTGGCTACCGTATAAATCCCGGCACTGATGCAGGTAATTCTTACTGTGCCAGAAGTGCAGGCATCCCTTCACCAAGGGGCTCTGCCAATTGGTGGGCTCGTCAATTGTGGAGCTGTGAAGGTAGGCGGTCTGTAAGTGACAAACCTTTTTTTGGAAAAATTGACCTGCCTTAATATCTTTGTAAAGTGTATTAGTCATTCTTTGTGTTTGAAAGGCCTGCTTCATTGCAGGCTTTTTTTATTATCTTTGTGCATCTGATTCAATCATAGTTTAGGGATTAGGGCTTGCAGTGATGCAGGCCCTTGCTTTTTTGATTGATTTATTTATTATCTTTGTGCCATCTGTGATGATGTAGTGAGCACCCACTTAATTGTGCAATGTAGGCAGAACCTTAGAGCCTAATAATCTAAGGCAAACCATTTACATTTTAACTATGTCAATTTCACGTATTCTTTCAGAATGCCCTAATGTTCAGATGTCATTATCTGAGCTCTTCATTGAAGTGGGCCAAAGAGAGCAGCTTCCATTTTTGGAGTTTTTGCTTTCACCAGAAAATTCAAAACTTATCCGCACTGAGGTATCTCCAGGCGGTGGTAAACTTAAGACCGTTCAAGCACGTTGGATTCAGCGTTTGCCTGAGACAGAAGTGACTGAGGGTGGTGACATCCTTACATGTACTTCTGAAAACACATACGGTGACAGCACTACCACCTACACTGTGGACACCACTGATACTTATGTTGCATCACAGCTTATCAATGCTGCTGATATCGCACGTCACTGCCAGGAGAATTCTCGATATGTACTTGAGTCAGTTATGCGCTTGATGGATGTGATTGATCGCAAGGTTGCCTCTGCTGCTGCCACTCAAGCTGTTGCTGAGACTGGTGCATGGGGTACTGATGTAGAAGATTTCTACACTGTATCTTCTGACTGCTTGCAGATTGCTACCATGAACGGCACAACTGAGCCTAATCCATTTGCAATTGCTGACATTCAGCAGGCAACTCGTATGGCCAACTATCCTGGTGCTCCTGTGGCATTTGGTGGTGCTGCCATGCAGCGTTATGCTAATGCAATGGCAGCAGGCTGCTGCTCACAGTATGGCCTTGATCTTCTTGCCATCACTCAGCAAAACGGCTTTGGATTTGCTTACGATGCACGTTTGGCTGCTGCTCAGGGATCTCAGTCTAAGGCATTGGTGACCACAGCAGGAGCAATCCAGTGGCTATCTTTCAACTTAGCTGATTGGAATACTGGCATCACTCCAGTGGCAGGAAGCAACTACTCTAAGACTTTGGTGTTTACACCGGCAGGAGTACCTGTTGATCTTACCATGAAAGATGACTGTGGCAACTTATCAATTGTATTGACTACAACTGGTAAGATCGTAACATTGCCAACTGACATCTATGAGGCTGCTGATAAATTCGCAGGTGTGAACTATGTGAATTGCGTAAGCATTGTTAATCCATAGGGGTGATTGATTAACTAAAAAGAGGGCTGCCATGTGCGGCCCTTTTTTTTTATCTTTGTAAAAAACAAGCAGATGTGCATTGAATCTTTACTTGGCTTGAGAGGCTGTGATGCAGCCGAACCATCCACAGGCTTATACATTGATGAGCTTGGAATCAACACTACATTTTTGGGGCAGCTCATCACTGATCAGTACGATCAGGGAAAGCAGCTATTTGAAGATAAGAGGGCCTTTGCATGGCGCAAGCTGTCATCTGATGTGCTCACCAGACTCACACCAATGATGAAGTCTGATACTGTGATCGAAGGCAAAAGGGTGGGCCATGTGCTGACCAATTATGCCAATGTGCAGACTGCTCTTGGTGCAGGTAACTATGCCGGAATCAGATTAAAGATTGATCCCAATAGTTTGGCATTCTTAAACTTTTATTTATCAGATATCAATCTTGCCATTGATGCTGCCAATACCAATGTGCCGGTGCTGATATTTGATATGATCACAGGCAAGCTGATTGAAACCATCACTTATGCAGAGGGAGGCCTTGATCAATTTTTAGGTAAGACATTCACATCAGCCAGGCGCAAGCTTGACATTGCCATTGTGTATGAGATGACCATGAATGCTGCCAAGTTTATCACTAAGAAGGGTGCTTGCATGAGCTGTGGTGGTGGTGTCAGAGAAAGCCACATCTGCCCATTTGTGGATGCAGTGGGGATTCAGCTCACCACTGATGGCACCAATGTATTGAGCTCATCGAATCAGAAGTACACTGGAGGGATGTCTCTTAACTACAATGTAAATTGTGACAGGCAAGGGTGGCTGTGCTCCATCGGTGGGCTGATGGCTTTACCTTTAGCCTATGCCACAGCGGTTGAGATTTACAACTATGCACTCACAGTGAGCCCTAATCAAAGGGTAAACACCACAGTGACGATCAACAGAGGGCAGAAACCTTTTGCAACTGCCGATGCCTTTGAGGGTATTGTGGCTGCCAGAGATATTGCTGCTACCAGATACGGTGAGGAGCTTGGAGCCATGCTCCAGAATATGAGGCTGCCTGATGACAATCACTGTTGGGATTGCCGCAAAAACATGAAGTACGTAACTGCACTCCCATAATGGCCACACCTGCTGAGATCGAACAGAACCTGAATAGCCTTTATGAGGGATGGACATCCAAGTTCACTCCTTTATATTCAGCAGTAAGGGAGATGAAACGGATCATGTTTAAGCGGATCTTTGGCACTGGCTCAAAGGGTGGCACCAATACGGCAGGAGATAAGCTACCTACCAAGCCTTACAGCACTACTCCAATTTATGTAAGTCCAAGATCATTGGCCTCAGCACCATCTAAGTATAAGAAGGGTAAGACAGGAGAGCCGATTGAGTCCTTATATTTTCCAGGCGGTTATGCTGAATTAAAGACAGGCACATCACGCAAGCTGCCTCTTGAATTGACTGGCAAATTAAAGGGTGGATTTTTAGCTGCTGAAGTATTGACTGAGGGCCTTGAGGCTGCCATCTTAATACCTACCGATCAGGTGCCAAAGATTGATGGATTGGAAGCTAAGTATGGGCCAATCTTTCTGCCAACAAAAGAGGAGCAGGAGGAGATGCTGCAAGATCATGCCAATCAAATAGTCGAACAGATTATAAATGCAATGAATAAGAGATGAACTTACTATCTACCATAATTGACAGATTGAATCAACGTGTGGCTGTGGGCAATATCTTTGATCAGATATATGGCCTCTCAGAGCTTGCGGCTGATGGCAATGACAAAGCATGGATTCACTACATCGGCAATGGGCAGGCAATCCCTGTGACCAATTTCGATGCTAAACAGGGCACGTTGTTCTGGGCCAAGCGTGGCAAGATATCAGTCAACAAGATTGAGACCTTTAGATTGGCAGGCTGTAAGTCTATGTATGAGACAAAGTACAGCCTATCTGCCAATGCAGTGGTCCGCAAGAGCCACCTGCCATGTGACTCTGCTGATGCACAGGATTGGATTGCATCAAGGGTGCTCAAGCTAATAAGCGGCACCGATCCACAATTTAAGACAGCCATTGGTGTGGTGTCTTATGAGGTAGTGCCCAATGGGTACACCAATGAGATCAAGAGCCTGCCTGCAAATTATGAGTGGGCATCTGTCACAATTGATGTTGATATTAATGTGGTGAGTGGCAGTGAGGATGGCTGTTATGATACCTGTGCCACAGGTGATATTCCACTCCCTGACTTCGAGCCTTGCACACCTTGCCTCACAGAGGTTGCTGTGGATGGGGTGACAATCACTGGCAATGGTACACCTGCCGATCCACTTGTGGCCATCGGAGGTGGAGGCAGCACACCACTTAGAACGCAAGATGAAGGGGTGAATGTCAGCACCAATACCACCACATTGAACTTCACAGGGGCAGGAGTGACTGCCTCATTAACTTCGCCAGGTGTGGTGCAGGTTAATGTGCCAGGCGGAGGCGGAGGTGGTGGTGTCACATCTGTGACAGGCACAGCACCGATTGCCTCAAGCGGTGGTGCTACTCCAGACATCTCAATCACTCAAGCTGATGCCACCACTGATGGCTATCTTAGTTCGGCAGATTGGGCCACATTCGATGGCAAGCAAGATCAGCTCACAGCCGGCACAGGAATAAGTATAACAGGTGTCACAATTGATAATACAGCACCAGATCAGATTGTATCATTAACGGCAGGCACAGGCATCAGCACATCAGGTACTTATCCAAATTTCACCATTGATAATACAGCACCAGATCAGGTGGTGAGCATAACAGGTGGCACAGATATAACTGTGACCGGCACCTATCCATCATTCACCATTGACAGCACAGCAGCAACAGGTATGCAGGGGGGCACAGCCAGTGGCACTGATACTTACACCGTATCAATTCCTGGTGTGACTTCTTACAATACCAATGATGCATATGCCATTGGATTCACCAATGCCAACACAGGTGCATCCACTTTAAATATTAACGGCCTTGGAGCTGTCAATATATCAAAGAATAATGTGGTGCCAATTATTGGAGGAGACATTGCTGCAAATCAGCAATTCATTGCCATTTATGATGGTACAAACTTTCAGCTTTTAGGTGTCGCACCCAATCAGATGTTTGCATACATCACCAATGCAGACAGTGTGACTATTAACAGAGGTCAGCCAGTCTATGCCTTTGGTGCAACTGGAGATCGTATGACTGTTAAGCTTGCCAATAATACATCAGAGGCTACAAGTTCCAAGACTGTTGGCTTAGTTTTTAGCAGCTCAATTGGGCCGAATCAAAAAGGCTACATCATAACTCAAGGGGTAATTGATGGTATAAATACAAATGCTTACACAGCAGGAGATACTCTTTACGTAGGCAATACAGCAGGAGCACTCACAAACGTGCTGCCATTGGCACCTAATCACTTGACCAGGATCGGAATTGTGGAAAGGGCCAATGCAGGCAATGGTCAGATTTATGTATTTGTGCAGAATGGCTTTCAGCTTGATGAGCTGTCAGATGTGGACATCACTACCACACCACTTGCCAATAATCAATTTTTAGTTTATACCACTGGTGTAAACAACCTTTGGAAAAATAGAACTTTGGGCAATGTGCTTGGTGGCACCACATCAGAATATCTGAGAGGGGATGGCAGCCTTGCAACCTTCCCGACCATACCAACAGGCACAGTGACATCTGTGGGCCTAACCATGCCTGCTGCATTTACGGTGGCCAATAGTCCTGTGACCACATCAGGAACATTGGCTGTGACAGGAGCAGGAACCACAGCGGAGTACATCAGAGGCGATGGCACACTTGCAACCTTCCCTACCATACCGGCTGCTTCGGTAGTTTACAAATCTGCCATAAGTTCGGCAACGCATACAGGTACAGCCAACACTGTTAAATATACTCAGCTAATTCCTGCCAATACATTTGCAGCAGGTGATGTGGTAAGAATAACTTACAGAACGGCTAAAACAGGAACGGCAAATTCAATGACCTTGCGCATCTATGCCAATGCAACTCCTGACCTTAGCGGCTCACCAATCTTGCTTGGATCGCATCAGAATGCAGGAGCACCATCATTCTTGGTTAATCAGATGATCAGGCATCTTGCAATTAAAACTGCTAATAATAACACCGAGGTATATTTTGCACCCGGCTTAGGCGTGGCTACCGATTACGGCTTATACGATTTAACCACTACGGCAGCGGTAAACTGGACACAGCAGCAATACATTGTGTTTGCATTGCAGCTTAATACAAGTGGGGCAGACGTAACCTTTGGAAGTTTTTACATGATTGAAAAACCGTAAACATGAATAATATCAATATTACATCAACACATATTGAATTTGTAAGCACAGCCAGTGGTATAATATCAACCAATCTGATTGATCCTAAGTGGGAGACTGTTGATGACAATACCTTCCATGTGATCACTGAGCAGGGTGTATATCTGCTTACATTGACTGAGAATACTATAAACGGTCAAACCTACACAAGCTCAGTTGATTTAATTGAGTATCTAAATAATTTGTAAATTTGTAAATAAACAAACCAATTATGGCAGGGGTAAAAGTAACCGACTTAACCACATTAGGGGTGGCAGATCCCACCGATGTAATGTACATTGTGGACACATCAGCCAATCAATCCAAGCAGATTGAGGTTCAAAACATATTTAATGGCATGCCTCAGTTTGATAGCGGCAGCTTTACTCCAACCGTATCTAATGAAACTTACAATGAGATTGTGGCACCATTGGCTGGCTATTATAGCAGGGTTAATGATGTGGTCAGTTGCACATATTATTTAGATGTTGCATTAGATGTGGCCGAAACACAAGCAGAGTTTGAATTGAGCCTACCTGTGGCATCAAACTTTACCAATGTTAAAGACTTGGTGGGCATAGTGGCTTATAACAATGTGCCTGCTGACTTGACATCTTGGGGATTGCAGGCAGATACTGTAAATAATACAGCTAAGATAAATCTGACTCATGCCACAACTGGAGGATCATTCTCTTACATCTACATCACCGTTCAATATTTAGTATTGTAATCATGCGCTCCACATCGGCAAACGGTTTGGCAATAATTAAAAAGCATGAGGGCTTGAGATTGAGCAGCTACCTCTGCCCGGCAGGGGTGCCCACAATTGGCTACGGCAACACCAGATATCCTGATGGGCGCAAGGTGATCCTGGGCGAAAAATTAAGCAGCGAAAAAGAGGCCACTCAATTATTGCTTGCCTCTTTACAATCATTTGAGGCTGCTGTGAATCGGCATTTACCCAACCTTAATCAATGTCAATTTGATGCACTTGTGTCATTCACATACAATGTGGGCACAGGTGCATTCATTAAGTCCACACTTTTAAAAAAGGCAAAAGTCAATCCTGCTGATCCATCAATATTGGATGAGTTCCAAAAGTGGGTGAGAGGTGGTGGCAAGGTACTGCCTGGATTGGTGACTCGTAGGCGAGAAGAGGCTAATCTGTATTTCTCACTCTGTAAATAAAGGGGCAGAATTGAATTAACACATTGGCCCAATCATTCGTAAATTGAGCCATGAGTCGAAAGCCTACCAAAGCACGTAAGATCTGCAACATCATTCTGAAACATTGGAAGCCTACCATTGGCTCCCTTGTGATCCTGGTGTCTGTCTTTATGCTAATCTTAAAAAAGATTGAGGTGGAAACTTTGGCCGCTATTGTAGCAGCAATGGTGGCAGCAGGCTACATCCCTAAAACCAACAGCAATGATACCAACTGACACGATACAATGCAACAATCCAGGCCACTGCCCTAATCATCCAGTGAGGCTGATTGTTGAGGTAGTGCCAACAGTGATCCATCAGGACACCATTGCAGCCGATACCTTGCCCATTGAGATGGCTGAGGTGATGCCGGTTAAAAAAATATTTCACATGCCTGCTGATTCAATTCAACCTGTTGATGTATCTTTATTAAGTGAATCAACGTACCATACATTCGAGATTCACGAAGTAAGAAATCAGCCAGATATTGAACAGCCTATGAATATTGATCTACTCTGCAATTCACTCACCTTCACATTTATGTTGGCTGTTGCTGCTAAGTATGCCGTCACTTGTGCTCCATCATGGGTTCAATTGTTCAATGAGCTCAAGCAAGAATTGTCGTAAAAGTTTATTGGCTTAACGTATCTTTGTGATATGGCAAGCCTGCATATCCTGGAATCATCTATTGATCTCTTTTATGTTATCTGTGACCAGGATGGTCAGATAGTGGCCTCCAATGATTTGTTCAAGGAATATAGCAGCCACATCAAGCCATCCAATATCATGGACATTGCAGCCCATGACTCCGATAAAGATGAGCTTCTAAGGGCCATAAAGAAGGCAAAAAAGAATACTCCCGATGCTGTCAGGGTGTATGCCAAGACCAAGCAGAAGATTGGATCTGAGCGATACAATATGTGGAATGTTTACTCAATAATGGACAGCCTGCACTTTATTGGCATTCAGCTTGTGGATGTGACATCTATTTCAGCACATGAGCATGAACGGCAGAAGGTGCTCCTGGAAGAGTTCAGATTTATGTTAAGCCATGAGCTCAGGCAGCCGCTTACTTCAATCGGTGGCTTGGTGCGAATGCTGCTTGATCATCCAGAGGCAACCGAGCAGGAGAAGAGTGGCATCATGATAATGATCGCTTCATCAGTGGACAGGCTTGATGAGGTAGTTAAATTGTTGGTTAAGAAAGCCACAAGACAAATTTAAATATCTTTGTTGCATGAGCCTACCTGCAACCGATATTGAATGCGATGAGAGATTGGTTAAGGTATTGGTGGTGTATGTGATAGAGCGTGACATGCCACTTAATGTTGTGAGCCAGATCTTAATGGATCAGCTCAAGGATAAGTCAACTTATTTGGCTAAATTTAATGAAATTTTAAGCCATGTCCGAGACCACACTTAAACATCATGCAATCTATGGTGTGACAATTCTTATCTTATTGCTGCTCACATTTAGATCATGTGAAAATCAGAGGGCAGCGGAGGCTGATCTTAAGACCATGATTGAGTATAAAGATAAGCTTGTTCGCAGGATAGCACAGGACTCATCCAACTTAATCAGTCAGGGCATCAGATTAATTCAGCATGCCGAACTGGAGGAGGCTCTGGTGGAAGAGATTGAGATGATGGAGATGAGAGAGCCAACAGAGGTGGTGAAGTATGAGACAAAAACAATTGTAAAGACAGAGATCAAGCTTGCCGATCCGGTGTATATTGATTCCTTTCCACACCTTAAGCTGCCAAGGCCCTTCTTTAAGAAGGAGAAACATCTCACAATTGGTGGTGCGATAAATCGTTTAGGGAGCCTCCAGATTGATTCATTAGTTATTCCCACCACTTACACTGTGGCCTTTGGAGATACGCTCAGAGATGGCTTCTTTAATAGGTTAATTAAAAAGAGTGATCCGGTGGTGCGCATCAGGGTGGATAATCCCAATGTGATGGTGACAGGCATGAGCAACTTTGTGGTAAGAAAGCCGCCAAGGTGGTATGAGACCACAGGATTCAAGATCGGAGTGGGTGCATTGCTTGGTTTCGGACTGGCAGTGGCAGCACCTTAAGTGAAAATTATTTCACTCATTAACAATAAGTTAATAAAATTATTTGCATGATTTTATATTTTGCTTTGCGTTTTCAAATAATCTTATAATATTTGCAGAACAAAATCAAAACATCATGAAAACAGAAATTCAAATTTTAGCTTACAGCGCAGCCGGAGGCAACTTAATCTGGCATGAGACAATGAATGACTTTATCAATTATGAGCGTGATGTGCCTCCTACCGATCTTGAGGAGCTCAAGCATGCCAAAGAGAAGGCCAAGCAATACCCTGCCATCGTTAATGTATGGGCCGAAAAAATTGACATCGAAACAGGCGAACTTATTGAATCTTATTTCTAAATTTAAAAACCATGACAAAAGCAGTTACATTATTCAAAAATTTGGAGGGCACTGAGTTCTTCCATTATGATCACCTTGCAGGGGTATTGACAATTATCATCAATGATGGTCCACGCAAGGGCATCATGGTGCGGTATGATTCTAAATCGGCACAGCTTGCACGCCAATTCAACAGAGAGCAGCAGCATGGTGTGCCATTTGACATCCGTATCTTTGACCCTTGCACCATCGAAGAGTTCCA